ACCGGCACCCAACCTTCGCGCAAGCGCTTGGAAACATTAGTCGGATCAGCCACGCCCATCACGTGCGTTGCTACCCAGTGAAACGTGTATCCGGGTTCCGGATTCGGCTCAGGGAGCACTGACGGTGGGGTGTACATGTTGTTAGCATGCAATTCTGATTCACGAGTGGAGCGTGGGGTGTTGTTAGCCATTTTGAGCCTCCTCTTTGGCAATTTGCTTAGCGTAAACATCTAAGGGAACACCGAGTCGCTTAGCTAACGCGACTTGGGTACTGGTGAGCACGACTTTCTTGGCCTTTGTAGACCGAGACGACGGCGCAACCACAGTTGCCGGCTTGCGAGCCTCTTTACGGCTTTGCCCGAAATAATCCGGGTACACATCACGCATGCGAGCATCAATGCGCTCGAAGTATTCATCAGAGCGGGGGTCGACCCCGTTAGCGACCAACTTCTTATGCGTAGCTAGAGCGACGGCGGTCATCTCGTCATCTTCGCCGAACCACTGATTTCGGGCCTGCCATCTGACAGACTTTTCATCGGGACGCGAAGCTTCTGGCTGCGTAGCTTGATTATATACCTGTTCATCTACAGGCTGTAAAGGGGTTGGCTTAAATTTTTTCGCTTCAGCCAAATTCCACTGCGCTTCGTTCAGAGCAGCCTGCGCTTCAACGATCTGATCCGGGTCATAAGACTCGACAGCTTCTTTGTATACGCGCTTGGCAGCATCGACTTTAGCCTGTGCCGATTCCAGTAGCGTACCAGCGTAAACCTGCTCGCCGTTGCTGACGTATTCCTTGAGGCGCTTGTTCTCCTCAATCATCTGCTTGGCGATACGCTCTAGCTCTTGCTTCTCGCGCAAGGCCGCTTCTTTGGCCCGTCGCTCGTCGTGCTTGGCGTGGCTCAGCTCGCTGATCCGCTTTTTAACCTTGTCACCGTAGTTTTCCAGCTCTTCGTCGGTAACTTCTTCGACGCCTTCGAGCGGCTTACGGCCCTTGTCTTCTTCGGGGGTATCGTCGACGATTTCAACGTCAACTTCGCCCTCACCTTCGATCGAGAACTCGATCTTTTCGTCTAGCTCTTCGCCAGACATGATGGGGTTTTTATCCTCATCGGGGAACTTAAATGCGTCCATAAGACACCTCCTTAAGCAGCGGCTCTCAAGATCCCGCGAGGGTCTTGAACTGTGGCTTCTACCTGATCTTCATAGATCACGCGGAACTCACGGCCGTGGATTTTAAAACGCGTACCAGAATAGGTACGGACGAGCACGAAGTCGCCTTCTTTACACCAAGGGCCCAGCGGGTACTTGGCCTTGTCTTGGTAGCAATCAGGGCCGACCTTCACCACGAACAGCACTGTGGTGGCAATCTCTTCCTGCTTACGCATACCGTCAGACATCAGGATCGACGATCCTTCAAAGGTGTCTTCCTGCTGTGGCACTGCACAGAGAATCTTCCAGCCTACCGGATCCGGCAACTGACGTGCCTTCTCGAGAGCGTCTTGTTTCTCTGCTTCCAACTCCGCCGCTACATCAGGCGGTAGTGCCAGCCCTTCGTTACCTCCGGGCATGATGATTTCACTCATCGTCTTTCTCCAGTTTTTCAGCGAGGTCAAGTAAATGGCGCTCCGCTGTGGCGAGGCCTCGTATCACGCCACAGAGTTCTTTATACGCACCAAAATCAGCGCAGGTGCCGGTTGCAACGTCATCTGCGTAGTTGTTCATATCCTCACGGATCTTTTCGCGTAGCACAGCTACGAAGTTGTGAATCACTCTGGTTTACCTCCTCGTTGTTGCGTGCGTTGCTGACGGTTCAGCTGAGCACGGGTTTTTGCAATGTCGATACCGGCTTTAAGACCTTCAGTCTTAGTCTTGATGCGCAGGGCTTCCTGTTTCGACTCAGTTTCGGCAGCCACCTTAGCAGCTTCCAGCTTGAGTTTCTCTTGCGCCAAAGCAAAGTCCATTTGGTCTTTCTGAGCCTTGCGTTGCAGTTCCTGAGCCTTCAGCTGCAACTCCTGCATCTGGGCTTGGAGCAGCGGGTCTTGAGCGTTCTGCTGAGCTTGTTGCTGAGCGACCAGAGCTTGAGACTCGGCCAGCACCATCGGTGCGGCTTCAGCCAGCATTTGCGAAAGTTGGTACTCCATCTCCTCTGACATGCCTTCTTCTGGCTTGTACTCCGGCAGCTGCATACCCATGGCCTGTGCCATTTTGTTGCGATAGGCAAAACCGACGTGCTGAGCAATGTGCGACTGCATGGCGGCCATCAACGTCTGGGCCTGCGGGTTTTGGCCGATCAGCTGCATAACCAGCGGATCTTGAATTGCGGCTGTGTGAACCTTGATGTGGGCTTCGTGGTCTTGGTAGGCAAAGGCTTGCAGCGGCTTGCCCATCAGCACGTTCTGGTTCTCCGTCACTGGGTCGGTCGGCTTCTGGTCGGCTTCCAACGGCACCAGCTTGTCCGGATCTTTGATACCCATGACGTTGAGCATCTGACGGTGCAGCTGCGGCAGGTTATAGATCTGGGGGGCCTGCTGAGCCATTTGCATGACGGCTTGGTACTGAACAACACGCTGCGATAGGGTGGCTGCGTTCGGGTCGCTTACCGGGATGATGTCGGTGTGGCGATAATCCTCGAACTTAGCTCGGCGACCGTATTCCGACTTCACGTCGTAGTCATAGCCGTGCGGCGAGTTGTCACGAACCAGATCGGCAATCAGGCGGAACTCTTGCTTCAGGGCGTAGTGAACACGAGCCTGAACAGCAGTCATCACCTTCAGTTGCCGCTCCAGCAGGGCGAGCGTAGTGCCGACAGGCGCCTGAGCGCTCATGTCGGAGATCTTCATGTCAGCCGTAGCTGCGAAGCGACGGCCTTCCTCAACTATGGTGTTGAGTAGGTTGTACAGCGTAGCGCTTGGCTCTTTGTAAGGTAGCGGCAGGATGTTGTCGCGGATAGCTCCTGACCCGACATCAACGTCACGGAACTCACCCGGTGCAATCGGGGTGTCGTCCCCTTTAATCCGTAAACCACGGGACTTGAGGCCGCCGGGTAGATTCGAGAGCGTGCCAGAGTCGACAAGCTGTCGCATGATGGAAGTGGCAGACTTAGCAAAGCCACCAACAAGGTGAAATAGACCGAAACCATAAGCACCATATCCCGGAACGTACTGGTAATGCACGAAGTGCTGACGCTTGCGCTTAAGCTCGTCATCCTCCAGCCAGTTGCGGTAAATGCTGAGGATCTCACCAGTCGATTGATTGAGCGTGACCACGTACGGCAGGGCGATGCCCGTCGGCTCACCGTCATCGGTGTCTTCATAGCCGGCCAAGTCGAGGTTCACATGACACTCAAGAATAACATACCGGTCGTCGTTGTTAGCCGAGAAGCCCGTTTCCTCGTCCTTGGCCTTCTGAATCTCAGACACGGTCTTGGTCGGGTCGCCAAGCTCCACCTCGCGGTAGAAGCCCTCATACATCAGTCGCTTCAGCTCGTTCTCGGTCTTGCGCATGCGGTGCGTAATACGCTCGCAAGTGTTCATATCCGTGGTGCCGTACGGCAGCAGGATGTCTTCAGCCGGCACAAAGACGGATGTCTGACGGCCCAGAGCGTAGTCTTCGTAGACTTTCTTGAACGCCGAGCCAGTTGCCGGCAGGTTCCACAGCATGCGCTCGTGTTCCGGACGGTACTCCACCATGACCTCGGTCAGCTGGTAGTTCATGTCTTCTTGGACACGGCTGGCGGCAGCAGCCTTCTCAGGCGTCACTTCGCCGAGGATCTTGGTCATCACCGGGCCTTTGGCCGGGAACGTCTCCATGATTGTCTCGGACTGGAAGCGAACCACGGCTTCCGACAGCATCGGGTGGAACACGCCACAGGCGCCAGACCAAGGCTCCGTGCGGTCCTCGTACTTCAAACCAAGCAGCTTGATGCCCTCTTTGTAGGCATCTTCCCAGTCTTTGCGCGAAGTCTCGTCGTTGTTGATGTCCGCCAGCAGCTCAGGCCCGAGCTTCTCCAGCTCTTTAGGGTCAATGAACTCGGCTAGGTTAGAACTGAACGACTCTTCGCCCTCATCCTCACTAGGCTCAATCTCGATCTCAACGCCGTCAGCGCGGATCTTCACTTCTTCTGGGTCAACAATCTCGATCTCAACCGGCTCTTCCGTAGCGCCTAGAGTCTCAAGCCCTTGCGGGGCGGCATATAGACCTTTATCAACAGCCATGTTTCATCCTCAGTAATACGCCGCCTTGCGGCTCGATTTGAAATAGGGCACGTCCTCTGGCTCGTCCAGATTAGTGCGAATAAACCCGCCTTGGCGCACGCGCAGCATCGCCATTGAGACGCAGTCGACATAGTCATCATGCGCCGCTACAGGGAAAGACGCAACTTCTTCGATCACGTCTCTAGCCCACCGGGTCGGCGGTGCCCACACTTTACCACTAGCAAAGATGTCTGAGATAGCGTTCAGACGGGCTACTTTGTTGTTCGGGCTGTTTGCAGCCCCCCGGCTCGGTGTGTACTCGCTCACCGGTATACCCATCGCCCGCAGCTCATAGATCAGCGGTGCGCCCGACGCTTTCTTTTCTACCATGAGGATGTCTGGCTCCCACTCCTCGTAGTGCTTCTTGACATAGGCCTTCAGCTCGGGGAACTCCATCCGGTCTTTGAACGCGTCAAGCAAAATGACCTGCGCCTCGTTGTTCTCGTCCTCGTTGTAAAAGACGCCCCATGTTGTGCAGGCGCTAAAGTCGGAGGTCGTCTTGGCCTCGAACGCCGTATCCCATGTCTGGATGATGAAGTCGCAGGTCGGCGGCCGTGTTGTCGGCCACTCCCGCCACGCCTCGCGCTTGATAACGGCGACCGCATCCGAGGTCGGGTTTTGCATGTACTGCGCGTTCCAGTACCGTGGGTTCATCGACGCTCGAGCCAGCTGGAGTTCTTCCAGCGGCCACTTCTCCGGCCAAAGCGATTTTTCAACTACTTCGCCCGTTTTTTCATTTTTTACTTCTAGTATCGCCGGCAGCTCCACCACTTCCCACTGATCGGCGTCGGGGTTATTGGCTTGGTACTCCAGCAGCATGCCCGTCAGGTCCAGCTGGCTCCAGCGCGTCATCACGACTATGATCGCGCCGCCCCACATCAAACGCTGACGGGGGCCTGTCTGGTACCAGCTCCACGCTTGCTCAAATACCGTTCCGGTACCTGACTTAACGTCCTGCTCGGAATGAGGGTCATCAATAACCAGAAGGTCAGCACCTCGACCAGCAAGAGCGCCACCCACACCAACAGCGTAATACTGGCC